CAACAACCAATTTTACAAGAGACCCTCCAGCAAGTAGCTCAAGCTGCTAAGATCGCTCAAGATGTACCAGAACTAATTGGTATGCATGGCGGTGACGTTAACGCTGGCGTGGTAAACGAACCCACTAAAGATGTACCAGACTTGATTGGTAGGCATGGTGGAGACGTTAACGCTGGCGTTGTGCCAGAACCTCTTAATTAAAATTTCCAACCCTCAGCACGACGGTGCTGTAGGCAAAGAAAGCCCGTCTGAACTTAAATGAAGCCGTTGACCTCTGCGGAGACAATCTACTGGAAGAACTTAAGGACGACACCCCTCAACAAAAACAATAACCTAATAAGAAAGTTAATATAATGTCAAACCTAACTACATTCTCCCGTTCGGGACAAAGCAACGGTGCTGGTGGTAGTTTTGCAGCAGACAATGACCTCTTCCTGAAGGTGTTTAGCGGTGAAATCCTCACTACGTTCGAAGAACAGAACGTGATGAAAGGACTTCATACGGTACGCACTCTTAGCTCAGGAAAGAGCGCACAGTTCCCCGTAACTGGCATTGCTGAAGCAAAATACCATAGTGCTGGAGAAGATATCATGACAGCTACCAACGGCTACCTGTCTGAAATCAAACACGCAGAGCGCACCATCAACATTGATGATGTACTCTTAGCTTCTACGTTCATCGCTAATATCGACGAGCTTAAGAACCACTATGACGTCCGTAGCATCTACGCTAAGGAACTCGGTAAAGCCCTCGCTAAACGCTTCGACTTGGCTACCATGAAGGTACTCGTTGCAGCAGCCAAGACCACAAGTCCTGTATACACAGACGGTCCTGTTGGCTCTACTTATGCCCCTAACTACGCTGATCCATCTGCACCTACAGCAGCTGAGCTTATCGAATCGTTGTTTACAGTTGCTCAGACGCTTGATGAGAAAGACGCTCCTTCTGAAGGACGTTTCGCTCTTCTTCGCCCTGCGGATTACTACACGCTGATCACAGCTGACACTACTGCTATCGTAAACGGTAACGGTTCTCTTGCAGCTAATAGTGACTTCGGTGGTAACGGTAACGTCGGTGCAGGTACAATCAGCTCTGTTGCTGGTATCCGTCTTGTAAAGACGAACCACATCGCTGACGTATGTGCTGACAATGCTGTCCCTGCCTCTGGTGCGGACGGTCGTGATAAGGAAGTTAAGGACGACGACAACGCTAACAACACCTATAACGCTGATATCTCCGCTACACGTTTCGTGGCTGGTACATCTGCTGCTATCGGTACTGTTAAGCTACTCGACCTCGCTACAGAGTCGGAATACCAAATCCAACGTCAAGGCAACCTCTTCGTTGCTAAGTACGCTATGGGACACGGTGTTCTACGCCCTGAGTGCGCTGTTGCGGTTGATCCTACCTAAAGGAATTAAAACTGATCCCTGCCCCTCTTCGGAGGGGTGGGGTTCTTTTTATTAGAAAAGAAATAAAAATTTATGAGCGACTCAATTCAAATAATAAAGCCTCTAACTGTTGCAGTTTCTTATGCAACCCCTAATGATGTTGACGAAGCAAAGTATGTCCAATGTTGTAATACCAACAAAGATTCTATTCGTTTTATAGCCATCCGAGATGCATCGGGTAATATAAAAAATACGACAGCTATTGGTGGTCATCAATCTCTTCTTATAGAAAAAGATAGAACAGATAAGATCAGTGGCTCTTCTGGAGTCGGTGGAACTATAGTAGCTAATGCCCTAGTTAGTTTCACCAAGGTATCTATAAACGGACAAGCCTAATTATTCATGGCTAAGAAAAAGCGCAAAGGCGTAAGCCTTCGCAAAGAACACAAAAACCCTTCTGGAGGTCTTAACGCAAAAGGACGTGCGTATTACAACAGGAAGACAGGTTCAAAACTCAAAGCTCCCCAACCTAAAGGAGGAGCGAGAAAGAAATCGTTCTGTGCTCGTATGAGCGGAGTTAAAGGACCTATGAAGGATTCTAAAGGACGCCCAACTAGAAAGGCTTTAGCCCTTCGCAAATGGAAATGTTAGTATGATAAGTAATATAGGAACAATACGCTCAGCAATAAAAGGACTGAGACGGGTACAGCAGAATCATGGTTCGATTGCTGGTGCAAGGAGAAATCTCGCTATTCAAAAGAAAAGAGACGGAGAAAAAGAGGCGAGAAAGCGCAAGATTTTAGCCTACCGTAACCAACAAAAATCATGAGCTTATACAGAAACATTAACCGAAGAAAGGGACTAGGTATTAGTCGCTCTAAGAAAAACTCAACAGTCTCAAAGAAAGCCTATAACAATATGAAAAAAGGCTTTCCGAAGAAGAAAAAGTAACCCCAATTATATATGGCTATTAAAGATGATATGGAAGACGTCCAAGAGGCGGTTATCAACGAATTGATTACAGAGAATGGTATCACCAATACTCTAGCAGATGACCAAGTTACGGAGAATAAAATCGCAAGCAACGCTGTTACCACAACTAAGATAGCTGATGGGGCAATCATTCCATCCAAGTTATCATCTGCAATAAGTTTTTCTCCTGCTCAAAATAGCTTAAATAGTGGACAACTTGCAGATAACGCTGTTACTAGACCTAAGATAGCAGATAACGCAGTTAGCACCGCTAAACTTGCTATTGGTGCAGTAACTGCCGCTAGAATAGGAGCAGGTGAAGTAGGAACTCTAGCCATTGTGGATGATGCTATAACCCCTGCTAAACTTTCTCAATCATACCTTCCGTTAACTGGAGGGTCGGTGAGCGGCGATGCTTCTGTAAGCGGCAATTTTTTAGTCGGCAAAACTGCTTCTGATTTCGACGGTGGAGTATTTGAGGCAGGGTCAGGCGGCACTTATGTTAGTCGATCTGGGATGCCTTTTGGCGTTAATCGCAATGGGAGTGACGGGAGTATTACTAACTTCTACAAAGACGGCTCCACTGTAGGGACTATTGGGGCAGTTAGTGGTCGTATATTTATCAACTCTCAAGGTGGTGGTTTATCAATTAAAACTGCTGACACTGACCGTATTCACATAGATGCAACATATCTATTTCCTCAAACCGACAATTCTTATTGTATAGGTTCATCAGCAAACCGATTTGACGATATCTTTGCCGCTAACGGAACCATCCAAACATCTGACGAAAACGAAAAGCAAGACATCGAAGCCCTCTCCGAAGCTGAACAGCGTGTTGCTGTAGCGTGCAAAGGCTTACTCCGTAAGTTCCGCTGGAAGTCTGCTGTTGAAGAAAAGGGCGAAGAAGCCCGTATACACTTTGGAATTATCGCACAAGACCTACAAGCCGCTTTTGAAGCTGAAGGGCTGGACGCAGGACGTTATGCGATGTTCATATCATCCACTTGGACTGACGAAGAGACTGGTGAAGAAAAGACCCGTCTCGGTGTTCGTTACTCTGAACTACTAGCCTTTATTATCTCAGCTATTTAAAAATGACAGACGTAAACACTACCTACACTTCCCTCAAAGATGCCATAAACATCTGCTTGAGTTGCATCGGTGAAACACCCGTAAGCGCACCTACCAACACCTCGACAAACGTCGTCCTCAGTAAACAAATCATTGAGGAAGTAAGCCGTGATGTTCAAAGCAAAGGGTGGTGGTTTAACACAACAGGTACAGCTATTTCCATTCTTAGCACTACAGATGGAACAGATACCGATGGGAACATATCCTTTAACGGCAATATCCCAGAGGAAGCTAGACGTTACATATCTATACGCGCTGCTCGTGTCCTTCAGTTACGCTTTGTAGGCTCTGAGGAACTCATGAAGTTCACCTTCCAAGAGGAGCAGGTAAGTCTTGCGATCCTCACACAAGCTCACGTTCGTAACAATGGTGACTCTACTAGCTTTAACTCATTCCCTACGGAGCTAAAAGCACTCGGTGTTGAGGAGGTTATGTTCCTCCAGCAAACCGCTGAAGAGAAACTACTATCACTAAGACTCAAGACAGAGCTTAAACAAGCTGATAAGTTAGCGTCCGAGAAAGACCTAGTAGATGCTCAGAAGTCACAGGTCCAGACCGAAACAGTTCTGAAGGCACAACAGGCACTCACAGAGCTTGAAGAGACAGCCAAGCGTGAGGCTGAAGCTTCCTTAGTTGCTGAACAGGAACTGAAACTAGTTGAAGATAAGAAGCTAGTCATATCGCAAGAGCTTAAGGTCGATGCTGAGAAACTATTAGTTGATAAGCAAGCTTTAGATGTCGAAAAAGATACAGAGGTAAAAGGAAAGCAGAAGGAGTTATTAGGCTCTCAGAAGCTTAAGACTGACGAAGAGAAAAAGCTTGTTACAGCTCAAGAGCTAAAGGTAGATTCCGAAAGAGAAATACTTGAATCTCAAAAGACTCAACTAGACGCCCAGACTGCTATCGAAGCCACAGCTGAGAAAGATTTCTATGATGGCGTGGTCGCTAACACTCAAGATACCTACAGAGACTTTGCTGCTGAGATGCGTATGATGGGTGTTCAGGAAGTAATCTTTCAACAAACTCCAGCCTACAAGAAGATAGAGCTAATTAAGGATGCCACTAAGCTACGCGCAGCGACAGCCACAGAAACCACTGTGAACGGCTACAGTGATGGCGAAGACTTTTTTGGTCTCCGAGAGGTCAACAAGGTTATGCGATTAATTGGAGAGCCTCCAGTATCAGCTTATAATTCAAACTCTCTAGCCTCCGAGTGTATCCGCTTAATACGAGACACAGACCACGAGCTACAAGGTAGAGGTTGGTGGTTTAATACATTCAAAGATGTAGAGCTTGTGCCTAGTTCAAATGGGATTCTAGACCTCACTTATGACCCCAACGCCACTAGCCCTAATAATTCCCAAATGGGCAAAGTTCTAAGTGCCGAGGTTTATGGTGTTCCTACATTCCTTCAACGCGCTCAGGATTGGCTGTATAATAAAGATAAACAGAGTTTTTATGAGTGGTCTTCACCAGTTAAAGCAACTTTAATAGTACAGCAGGCTATATCTACTGTTCCTGATAAATACCTAGAGTATCTTAGGGTTCGTGTAGCTATTCTACTAACAGAACTTTACCCCCAAAGCGGTGTAGACATTCAACGTCTCCCCAAGATGGAAGCAGAGCTACGAGCTTATTTTAAAGATCGCGACTTTGATGCAGCAAACTATACGATGTTTGACAACTACGACACAGCTTCCATCTTAGGTGTAAACCGCCCAATTACTCTTATATAAAATGCCATTAATTAACACAGCGGTTCCTAACCTTATCCAAGGTGTCTCTCAACAAGCAGATGCATCACGCTTTGCTGGTCAATGCGAGGAGCAGGAGAACGCTCTTAGCTCCGTTGCGGATGGACTAAAGAAGCGACCTAATACTAGGCACGTTGCTAGATTACTTACCACTGCTATTGGTGAGAATAGCTTTGTTCACTTTATTGATAGGGACGACAGTGAAAAATACTGCATCACTCAGGACAACAATAATCTACGAGTACATAATGCTTTAACAGGTGCTCAATGTACAGTCACAGAGCAGGATACATCTGACTTCACTGTATCGAGCGACGCTGTGAATACGACTGGTACTTATCTTGATACTACAAACGCAAGAAAAAATATTAAGCCGTTGACTATAGGGGACACAACATTCCTCTTAAATACCGAGAAAGAGGCAGCCCTCGAC